GTGAAGAGGGTAACAGCATCACGGCCGTGATGCTGTTACCCTCTTCACCGATCACGTACGCCGTAACGTCCGGATCCTTGTCGTAAATCGCGAGAGCTCCGTCAGGAATCTGCTCGACCAAGAAGGTCTTACGTCCAACAGATGAGTAATCCCTCCGCTCGCGGAGTGGCTGGATCATTGAAGCGGCAATGCGCTTGCGACCAGGAGACGTGCTGATCCACTTCTCAGCAATCCTCTCCTTGATCGTGTTGTCAACAACCTGAACGCCGTAAGGGTTAGCCATGACTAATTTGCCCTTTCATTCCTTCTAGCGCCCTCACGGGAGGAAAGCAACTTCGAAGAAGATTTCTGCCGAGGCAGAATCTGGAGGTGAAAGGACCACACCCATGCAGGTGACGTCCGGCTCAATCGCAGCGCCGGCAGCGCCAGAACCGGTGGCAGCTGTCGTAATCCACTGCGTCTCGTACGAATCCTGCCACACGTTCGTGAGCAGGCCGTTGACACTTGCGTAGAGACGATCACCAACCACATAGGTGATTGGATCGCCAACTGCGCCACCGCTGACCGTGGTCTGCAGCGCGGTCTCGTAGATCTTCACGCCAGCTGAGCCGCCGCGAAGGAACGGTCCCTTGCCCGATCCCACACCAGGAGTGTTTTCATTTGCATTACCCAGAGCATCATTGAGGAACAAACCGAGAGGGCGGGTCTTTGCGACATAAGCCGCAGCAACTTGGACCGCGCCACCGACGGTATTCTCACCGATGTCCGGGCGAACAAACGCCACCGAGCCACCCAACACGCCCTTCTTCACATTCGTGGGAAGAGTGGTTGAGACAGCAATGGCGGTCGTTATGACATTTGGGTTGTTCTGCGTGAACGCGTCTTCAGCCAAATCGGGAATGGTGTCTCCCTTAATGACCGAGTACAGGATACGCAGCGCACCCTGGGTGAGCGTAAAGTCACCCGAGCTCTGTCCGCCGATTCCCATGATTAATAATTCTCCAGTTTCGTTGAGTTTAGAATCAAATCTGTATTCTTTGAATCTCTTCAGGAGATAACTTCAAGTCCGGCGAACCGCGAAATCGTCTCTCCTTCCAATATCATTAAATCAAATCTGATCCGAAACCTCCGGTTACTGAACCCAGTTTATATATTTGCTCTGGTATTTGTGGTGGTTCCCCATTAGGTAGAACCGTAGTCATTATGCGAGTTCGTTTCCAGCCCATAGAGCCGCAAGTTCGTCTTCATCCTTATTGGACGCAGTGCGAGTCACAGCACCAAGCTTCTTGGCACCATCAGAGGCAGTACGTGCGGCCGGATGTGGACCATAATTACCGAGCTCACGAGCTTTCTGCTCTTGCTCAGATGCCTGAATTTGACGCTGGGCCTGAACCTCTTCGTCATCATCAAAGAGAGCCGACAATTCCTGCTGATCAGTAGCAGTCATGGTAGTTGTGTCTTCCGGCTCATCGAAAGTGATTTCCGGAGAATCAGCAGCAACCGGTGATGCCGGAACTGGAGGAGCCATGACCGGTGCGGCCGGGGCCGGAGCCTCTTCAAACATCTCGGTTAGAGCAGGTGCCGGGGCAAGTACAGCCGGAGCCAGACATCCCGTCTCTTCCCCTTGCTCAGGAAGCATTTCCTCGAGCTTCTTCTCATCGTCAGCACCCATGCATTTAGCAGCGGCAGTCTCTTCTTCAGATTCTTCCGCATCTTCACCCATCGGAGGCTTCAACTCACCAGCAGTTGTCTCATCCTCTTCAACAGGTGATTCACCTTCAGCCGTCCGAACCTCAGCTGATATCTTCAAAATCGACTTAAGGGTTGGATCATCAATCGTCATGATGGTCAGTGCTAGCCGCTCAACTTGCTCCTCAGTGGCCGTCTCACCGAGAATGTTAGCGCTCAGCTTGCAGCAAGCCAAAGCCCGACGATACTTCCGCTCTTTATCCAAGGCATCTGGGGATACCTTGTTCATCCGCTCAGCAGTAGCAGCCAGGACCTTAATTGGCAGATTCATTAAATCTGCCGCTTGCTGAGTGACCAAATCCTTATTATCGGTTCGAAGCGTGGCATGAGCAATCCGCTCAGCTAACGAAGCCTTTCGGGCCGCTAACTTACCCTGATTGTCATATTTACCGCCGCCATTCCACCGATCGGCATCCTTGTGACTCCAGGTATCATCCCGGATTTCACCAAAACCAACCTCATTACGTTTCACGTGATCACCATCGTAATCACCTTCCACGTTCTTATTGGTGGTTGGGGTTTCAGCCCAGCTATCAGGGCTTCCGCTTTCATACTCCGTAGCGGAGGGTTGCGGATGCTCCTGATTCATGTCGTAAATATCTTCTGCTTTACGACTTGTGGCTGCCTGGTGAGAAGTGGGTTTCGGCTGCTGCCAAGTGCTTCGACGACGAGTCATTGTTACAAATGCCTCCTATTAGAATATCCGCTTATCAATGCCTTAAAATTTGGTGGACAGCGACGCGATTCGACCCTTCTGTCGAAGGAATCTCTTCTCGCCAGGAACCAGAGGACGGTTCAAATCAATTTGACACGCAGCGAAATAAGAAGTTTCACTGGGGAAAGAATTGATTGGACCTATCTTCATGGCAAGTTTATATAGACCCGGTGGATAAACCTTAGATCTAACAGTATCATTTATCCATGAAAAAACTATCAGATCTGAAGGAGTATATCCAGCCCTCTTGATAGCATCTCGACCACCGAGATGAATCAATCTATTAACCCGAGATGCCCATTTGACAATCTTGGGATAATCCTTAAATACAGATTGGAGCCTCTTATCAAATTGAGATGCTCGAACTAGATTATCATTATAGCTAGCTTCCTCAATACCAGGAATTGCAACTCCGACATCATCGGGCTTAGGAGCTAAACGCTCACTTAGATCATTAACAATTGTTTGTAATAATTGCTCCTGAGCTTTCTCAACTAATTTATCAATTGTAGATTTCGTCGGATCATCCGAAGTTGTTCCCTCGGTTCCTTCAACCTTTTCACTTTCACCTTCTTCATCGACATCAGTTTTAGCTTCCTCACCTTTATCTTCCGGCTTTTCGTCCCCTCCACCCATAAGCTCATCTAGAGCAAACCCAGCTGCATCATCTTCTTCATCTTGAGCTGTATGCAACACATTTAACTTCGGATCAATCGACGCAGCCCTCAAAATTCCTTCCAGTTCATCCTGGTTGCACTTAATTTCATAAATCTTACCAGCAGCTTCAATCTTAGTAGCAATGATTGGCATCTCAGCATTTAACACATTCCTACGCTGAGCACCAGAAAATGCTGGAGCTCGAACCCAAGAAGCCTCAATAAATTGATTACTATTAGGAATAGTAACATGACCAATTAACTCTGCCAGCCGATGCTCATTTCCGTTTTCATCAATAAATTTACCACCCTTTGCATATGCAATATGGCTACAAAGTTGGGTATCATCAACAGCTACGTTACCACATTGAGTGCATATCGTAAATAATGATATGCAACCCATGGAAAGGCTATTCATCCTATTAGATAGAATATCTTGAATAAGTATATTATGTTTGCGATCAGTACCAACCAGAATATCAATATAACAAGTATTACCAAGATCTCGAGCAATCGCATCAACAATAAATCCCTTAGATAATTCCGGGATTTGTATATGCTCACAATAGTTCGGGGCCCCAATAAAGGTCCGATATGTCGATAATAGTAAAGATCTCTCCCAGGCATCACTATTATGTACTGCAATACCATTAGCTACATAAGAATGATCAATTTCAGTTTCAAAATTATATACTAATCCATAATAATGCTTAGAAGAATGCTTTAAAATTTGAGTTATGATCTTATCAAATTGAATCCTAAAACTTAAGAAATTATGCTTCTTAAGTTTTAGAGAAGCCTTCCGATAGACTTTCTCCAACCATGAACCTTGAACTGCATGAACTGCATCAACAGAATTTATAGTTATAATATTTGAATGACAAATCTTAGAGTCATCATCTACAATTTTCCAACCGCCGTTAGCAACCCGAATTCTTTTCCTTCCTCTTCTTACTATTCTATGAATAGAAGCTGGAATATCACATCGATAAAATAACTGAATAAGTTGAGAAGCTAAATCATTAGACGCCGTTGAACCTGACAACCACCCTGTCAAAGTTTGTTTAACAGTTCCATCTCCTTCTAACCAACCCTGTAATATTGATAATTGGAGCTTAGGATTCATATACATAACATCAGTAGATAAGCATTTATTTTTAGCTTTTTCACCGCAGTGATAAAGGAAA